GTGATTGTTTAGAGACTTTCTTGTTACCGGCTTGTACCGGGAAGAGAAATTCGGAGCAGTAACGTATACCGTCACTCCAGTGCTCGACACCTTCAGATTTATCTATAGTCAAAGTGTCAGGGTTGTTTTCCCTCCACACAGTACGCTCCATAGACTTTATGGTTTGCTTACAGCGAGGATGAAAGTACATATTAATAGTTCCACTACCCTTAAGAAGTAACCTGTTAACAGCTTGAACAGAGTCTGCCATAGAGGGAGCCTTGTTTCTCGCGTGAACAGCTATACCATAAGATTGTAAGATAGAGAAATCGGTACGACCAACGGCAGCACTTGACTTCCTGGCCTTACCTGAAGGGTCAGGGTAAGATAGTACTTTGTGCCCTTTGTCTATATATTTTGCTTTAATTGCTTGTGAGAGAGTTTCAGTATCGGGGTGACCCATGAATTCATCTATGAAATGTAACTGTCCACCTCTGAGGGCAAAGACAGATGCTGCCATTATACTCACATTGAAATCGATTGCTATATGGACGTCTTCCCCGGGTTGTAAGTCCATCAGTTCAGGGTCTACGTGTTTAGTTCTGTTAAAGTTATAAAATACAGTATTACCCGAGTCATCAAATGAGGCTTCATATTCTCGTTTGAACTGGAAGTGGTCAATAGTGTGTTTGGCACGTTCTATTTCTTTTACATCCAGGTACGGACTGTCTTTATAAGTAAAGTGGTAAGATTTCCATTGGTCATCACGCTCTTGGAAGTTGAACATATCGTAAAAGTAATCTTTGCCCATAGGGGTAGAGATAACGAGTGCTCTGCCGGGTGATTTAGACCCGTACTCATCCGCACGTTCTTGAGACCATCGGGTTGTTATACAGGGTTGTATTACAGATTCCCAGGATTCTTTGAGTGTAGAGCCACCGCCTTTCCAGGTTGTAACTTCATCTAACACTACGAAATATTGTCCACTACCCCTAAGTCGTTGGGAGGCTTCATAAGACCAGAGCTTTAGTGTCACATTGTTCGGAAACCAAAAGGTACCTGAGTGTTGTGAGCTCTTGATGCAGTATTCATCCATACCAAGTTGGTAGGCGATAAGTGGGAAGTAGATGTCTACCGTTTGTTGGTAGGTTGGAGCTATGATTGCGACATTCTTATTTGGGATGTCTGCTGGTAGTTCCATTAGCTCTTGAACCGCTAATATGGCTGCTGTAGCCGCAAGATATGATTTGCCGAAAGCCACGTGAAGCGCAGACTGCTGCATACCTCACCTCCTTGGTTACGAACATATCTTGTATAATTTTTGATTGACCTTCATGCATGGTAATCATAGTTTTCTCCGTATATTATTTATGTAAATAGCTGTAGACCTTTTCCACGAAGGAGAAGTCTGAGACAGCAGATAAGTTTATTTTATTATTACCTTCTCTCTTTTCGAAAGTATAGCCAAAAGCTTCGAGATCAGGTTTGTATCTGTCCTCAATTAACTTTCTGGTTTCTGGGGTATAGAAGGTGCGGTAACTAGAAGTAAGGATATCCTTGCGACTCATCTCGTGAGTAGGAAATTCTCCGTGTTTAGTGATGCCTAGCTTAAACAAGATTCCCTTTGTAGATTCATAGCGCGTCTCAAAGAACCCGATAAAGTCTGTTTTTAAATTGAGATTAGAGTCTAACATCCACCCTAATTGTGGGTGCCTTGCGAAAGTCCTTAAGTACTCAAAGACTTCGGGTCGCTGAGGGACAAAGTGGTCACTATTGAGAGGGACATCCGCATACCTCCAATACACCCATTCTGTAAATGAGATAGGTTTGGCAATGAAGTCTTTGTTAGTGTGGTATTTCCATTCGCTAAACTCTCTTTCGAAAGGGTTTCTTACAAAAGAAAATACAGTTTTCCCGAAGGTATCGAGGCTGTCTAGTCCTGTATCAAGAAAAGAACCGTGCTCAGAGAGGTGAGTTACCTTTTGTAAAGCAGATATGTAGAGAGTCATACTAGAGCTTGAGGTACGGGGTATTTGCACAAATAGAAAGTTATCTCCAAGCACCATAGATTTCTCCTCTTATTTATATATCTTCTTTATGGAACATCCGAATAAGGTCGCCACATATATCTGAGCGTACACAGTCGTCTACAGTAAATTCAACAGTAGGGACTTCGATGTCATTTCTATTACACATATCTACAAAGCGAGTCAGGTCAGTACCTTTCTTCACGTCAGATTGATTAGGGTCTCCTATGAGTCCTAAAACGGTACCTTCGCCTATACGGGTAGATACTGCTTTAATCTCTTCTAACGAAAGGTTCTGAGCCTCATCGACGATTACAAAGCAATCTTCGAAGCTCATTCCACGAATAGTTTCTAAGGGTTGTATAAGAATCTGAGTATCTAACATCTTTTCAAATGTCGCAACGCCTAAGCCTTCTTTTAATACGCTGGTGATAGGTGCTAACCAAGGAGCTAATTTGTCCTTGATGTCCCCTGGGAACGAACCCAGTGTACGTCCGGTTGGAACGTTTGGTCGAGTTAACACGATTTGTTTAACACGGCCTTCTACCAACATACGGGCTGCCATCATGCCTGTTGTATAGGTCTTACCTGAACCAGCTACACCTGTGCCACATACCAATTGATGGGTGTGGTAGTATTGTGCCAAGTCTGCTTGTTTAGCGTTTTTAGGAACGAACCATTTACACGGGAAAGCGTAGTCTTGTTCGTTCTTACGGCGGTCATCTCTAGATTTCTTAGTTTTTCTCATACGGGTATACCTTATATTTATATTGGGTTAATTAGTGAATTACTTTGTCTTTTTCTTTGTTGGTTTCTTTTTCTTAACGGGACGACCAACTTTCTTTCCATAAGTACCTTTACCAGCTGGCATATTATTCTCCTATAGTTTTTCTCTTGCTACACCTTTAATCTTCTCATAAGTACGTAGACCACCTAATCCGAGTAATCCGGTTAGTACAGGTAACATTATAGTTAAGTCTGCTTGTGGGAATACGATTTCAGGATAACCTGATATTTGAGCGATAAAA